TGGTAATCCTATTGTCTAGGTCAGTAGAGTACGGGCAAGCGCACACATCAGCATGAAAAGCGTCATCGTCTGGTACTTGTGTGATCTCGTTCTCATCGTTTATCCATTCAGCCATGCGGCCCCACATTTCCGCACGCTTATTCTTATACTTACGTGCATCTTGAGGAGACGAACCGAAAGCAATGGCCCTCACGTTTCGAATACCCAGATTACCCTTAAGATAGTCAACAATATCAGCACCAAATCCAGAGTCGATAAATACCATGTCCGGGTTATGATCCTCAATCTCATTCAGCACAATAGCCACACGCTTTTGTAGTGTGTCTACCTGATCGCGGACGAATGTCTTTTGCTGGTGCATCTTGCGTCCCTGTCTCAACACAGTGGCAAATCTATCCCCGCCGTGAGAAGGATCAACTCCGAGAATCTTCGGGCCAACGCCTTTAACCTTGTTCTTGCGCGCCCTCATCACAGCATCTGGCCGTATCAATGTATCTATGCCGGACATCTGGAACGCCTCAGCCGATGTCATTGGGTATTCTTGCTTGAACTGAGTCTCGCCGTTCACACCGCCAGCAGACAGTTCTATGATCTTCTTCCTACGCCAAAGTATTTGCGCGTCACTGATCTTGTGCAGCTCTTTAAGCTCGACCTCTTCACTGGTTAGCTCGAAATCATCGGGAAGCTCAGCCCTATACTCATCCTGCCAGAACCAAGGCACAAAGATCGCAATGTAATCAGACAGACCAGCCTCAGCCTTTTTCCACTGGTCGTGAAAGAAGTTACCCAAGCCGTTAGCGGTAGACTCAAGGATAACCTCGGTTCCCTCGCCATCTGGTATCGCTTGCATAATACCGACGGCATGAGTTTCGGCGTGTGGCCAGAATGCAACCTCCGAGCCGTGAAAGAGTTGAATTGTTGAGGAGCGACCAACGCCCTTAGTCCCCGCAGTTCCCACCTTGTAACCAGAGTCTAACTCACCAAAGGATAGCTCCTTAGAGGATGCGGCGCTTGTTGTGGGCCTCACCAGTGCAGGGCAGTTCTGGTGGTATCTGTCCACCATATCAAAAAGGTTGTCAGTGGCTTGTTGTTCGTGCGTGAGAATGAAAGCCCTAACACCTTTGTTATGTGTCACCTTCCAGTAGAAACGGCCTTCGGTGTACGTTGAGCAGCCCTGTTGTCTACCTTTAAGGATCAAGGCGCGTATCTTGCCCGTTTGCTCTAACTGGTTTTCTAGCTGTTGGTGTATGTAGGTTTGAGACTTGTTCAGTATGAACGGGATAGTCTTACCCGACTTGGATCGAATGAATAAACACTTAGAGGCGTAGTGTTCGTAATCGTCTTTTAGCCTCTGGCGAATATCCTTCTCTTTTTTACTTAAGCTCATCTAGTGCGGATTCATGCGAGGATATATTGACCTCTGCTTCAATTGCCTTAACATCTGGGAGCACTTTGCTAAGCAGCTTGAAGTGTATTTCGTTGGCTGCTTTGTATGCGCCTATCTGGTTTGATGATAGCCCCTCGTCTGACTCGGCCCCTGTTTGTAATTTCTCAGCATTTTCAATAAGTTGCGAGATAACCTTTTCAGACTTGATTTTATCCCTTGCAGCTTGGCGCAATTTCTCCCTATTTTCGTCTACTCTTGATCTAGCCATAACAGTGTTATTTCTTTCGGTACTCAGATTGAGCGGCGTTTTCCATGCGGGGAATGCCGTACTTATCCAACACTCTCTCTTGTCCTGAGAAGTGCGCCATCTCCTGGACAGCTAGAGTTAGCTGCTTCAGTGTTACGCCCTTTTCCTTCTTTGGTGTTTCGTTCTCGCTCATTAGATACCTCGGTTTTAAATATGTTATCCCAACCTTGGGAGTATTTTTTATGATTAGTCGGCCTTTGTGTCGATCCCTTTCCCATGCTCTACCTCGACTATTTTTAAGTTTGTTACTAGCGATTCGCAGTTGGCGCATACTGGCCTACCGTCCGACATGAGAAAAAACTCTGCGCCATCGCAATGGGGGCAGGCGTGGATTATGTCGTCGTCTTTTAGACCGTGCCAAAAGTTTAACCCTACTACCTCACCCATACCCTTCTCCAAATTAGTGCCAGTTTATACGGATTGCTGGCGTTCCGACGGGAAGGAGAACAGGAGAGAAACCCGCGATGGAATTATAACCCAAAAAAAACCCGCTGTTAAGCGGGCAAAGGTAGGGGGAGGGAAATCTTAAAACACTATGACTATTATCTGCCAAATCGTTACCGCGTAACAGATGGTGTGATCGCAACGGCTTGGCACACCCCCCAAAATATCAGAACGAATACATAGAAGTCTGACCAGTGTGGGTTTTGCTTTGGTTCATCTCTTAGGTGTTTGTAATCGTTCATAGCAAGCAATCCTCTGATTTTTCTGGATCGTCCACAATAACGCAGTTGTACAGTCTGGGCGCAAGCAATGAGTCCATCATATCCTCTAGTGTGTTTCTGTCGGCCTCTGTTACTCGCCTAATTAAAATCTCAACCGCCTTCTCTCTTGTGATGTTAATGGTTGAATATGCACTCACAACGAACCCCTCCAAGTTATACCAACCGCCGTAAATGACGACTCGTAATACAGGCCGATTGAGTAGTCAATCTCGTCGGCTTTGGCATTACCCGCAACAAGGATAACAACCACCATTGCTAGGATAAAGCCCAGCTCTTGTGCTATGTCGCGTTTTCTCATTTGTCCTCCAATAGCTCAGGGTTTTCGTAGATGTTGCCGATTACTTCTAGAGTTGACCCGAACATTAACCGAGGCCACAAAATCGCCTTTGTGTCTAGGCAGGTGTTCCCTTGATATGTCAATATGGCGTGTCGGCTAGTTGCGCCTTCTTGGGCGTGGTCGTCTAAAATAGCTACTACCTCAACTATATCCCCCTCATAAATCTCTGTGCCGTTCTTGTCCTTTAGGCCTGTGTATTGAACAGTCCCTACGATAGATTGCCCATCTTTCAGTTGTTCATAGCAAAGCTGTACTTCTTCTCTATATTCCCTGCTCTCAACCTCTCCCATAGTAAGATCGGCGTGGCTGTATGTTTTTTCTTGCCCGTCTATCCCATAGTAGTACCTAAACTTAATCTCTCTACTCATTTAAACTCCCTCCCAATCAGATCGCGCCAAAAGGCGTTAGCAAAGGCAATAGCTCCATCAATCTTTGCCTCGTTACCCTTGTGCGCTTCGGTTCGAGTTTCTACCCAAATGCCCCAAGTTTCATCGTGTCGCTTTTGAATACTGATTTTCATTAGCTCAGTTTCGTGAGCGTAATGGGTGTCGGTTATTTTTTTGAGTTGCATTACACACCCCACTCAGTAAGCACTTCACAGACTTTCTCGGCTGCTTCTCTTGTTGAGACTCTTGGTAGGTAAGGGTCTACTGCGGCGGGATCATCAGAACGCCATTCTCCAAAAGTGTTTTGATAAACTGAATAATCTCCACAGCCCCCATTAGGATCAACAAGCGCACATGCCTGACCTATAGCGTTAAACACTCGCTGTCTTTTAGAGTGAGCCTGTGCAGCTTCTCGTGCTGGGAAGGCGTTGAAATTACCTATATCGTGGTAGGTGAAGCGAGAGGCTTCGCCATCAGTTAAGACTTGATACCCCTCCTCCAACGGCTTAACACTCTCCTTCTCAACCTTCTTTAGCTTCAAAAGAATATCGCCGTTATCCTGTTCAACTTTCTCATACAGTTCTTCGTTAATCATTGCTACTCTCCAAAATCTCATCCGCTTTTCGTTTAATCTTAGCCATAAGCTCGGCTATGGATTGCTCCTCTGCCTCTTTCCTATCGCCAGCTTCGCAGAGTTCTTCTTCTCTTCGTTGTGCTTGGTCGATTTGGTATTGGCCGCTGCAAAATTCTCTAGGCATAACTTTCTCCTGTTTCTCTACCAACTTAGCCCCAATTAAGGGGCTGGTTGTTAGTTGCTTCGTTAGGAGCAATTTAGCAAATCACCCCTAACACCTGAAAGGACTTTACATAACTTTACAATTAGATCAGAACGGCAAAATATCCCCATCATCAAACGGATCATCTGCAACTGGCGCAGGAGCTGATTGCTCTTGCCTAGCCTCTTTGGGCTGAACAGACAGGCTAACCAGTGGCGCGTTTTCCTTTGCATCGTCAGCTTTCTTCCAGCCAGATAACCAGTATTCCTTCCCCTCAATGTTGATTGAACCCTTGAAATGCGGGTGTGTGTCTTTCTCTCGGCGGTCATTCTTCCAAAATGCGCCCCTATTGGTATTATCGTAATCAGTCATTTCTCTTTTCCTCTGTGTATCGTTGTGAATTTTTGTCAAACATTAGCCCGTATGTGTTTTCCTCGGAATAGTGCCTGTTGGCATCTACCCTAAGATAAGCGTCATATTGGTCTAAAATATCATCATCGTAGTGCTGGCCAAACTCGGCCTTTTTCATCTCCTCCTCTCGGTTCCTGTTCCTAGCTAATACAATACAGGCGTCAACCATATCTGTGATCTCACCCGCCCCCCTAACATATCGCCTTGACCCAATCAGATCGTCGATGGAATCAAACCCAGCTTTGTTCATGTGGCAAACTAGGTGAACGTGAATTCCTGAGTCCCTAGCCGCGTTAACCATCGCATCAACAAAACGCTTTTCCTTGTCGTAGTCATCGCGACCTAATCCGCACTTCATCAGAGAGTCAATCACGATATGTTTACATTTCAACGCTTCTGCCGAGTAGTAAATCAGCCCTAGAATCGCATCCCGATCCACCGACCCCATTTTGTTGTATATCCACATATTCGGGGAGTGGTCGAGAAAGTATGTG